CCGCCGGTGTTGATTATATATCGCTTGGAGATATTCCTGCCCGGTTTTAAAGTCTTTTATCATTTATCCCTCTTGTTTATTTTTTCAATAATTTTGTCTGTAATTTTGTCTATTTCATCTCCCACAACATCTATATTCTCTTTGGTAATATAACTGGCTGCAACCATTTTATACATGGTTTCTTTCGACGGAAGCAAAAAGTTTAACGGAATCGCAAGTGCCAGAAACATTGTTATCATTTTTGCCCACCAACGTACTCTTTTTTCTTCCCTTGGCTGTGTCTTATAATCTGGATCCATCAAAAGGGCTTGTAAAAATACCCGTACGGCGCCACTCATTACAATCATCATCCAGAGAGGTGTTTTGAGTGCGTCTATCACTTCAATCCAATAGAATATCCATGGGCTTATTATTGGTTCATTCATGACCTTCTCCTTTCAGGATTTTTAAAATCTCTTCTTTGTGTGCCAATGCCGATTCTTTTGTTCTAAAACAGTTGCCTATTGCTCTGTTCAGGCAATGAAAAATGTTATCATTAACGAACGTTTTATCAAGTACCATTCCACCAGCAGTTACAATCCAGTATGTTTCACCACCAACAGGTTTAAACGGCTTTACTTTAAATTCATAAACATCGAAATATTTTATAAAAACAGCCCACATTGAATTATCATGCCATTCTCCTTTACTATTTTTTGTAAGTAGTTCCCCCTCATAGAACTTATTGTTAAAGTATTCTTCACTTACGAGCCGTGCTTCAAACTCTTCATTTTCCGCAACGCCAATCCTATCCATCAGCATTTTAATCACTTCTTCTTTTAGTGTTTTCATACTTTCACCTGCTCCACATCTTCAACCAAAAATGCATTGATATTTAAACCGTGTTTATCAATCCAGCTCTGAATAACATTATTGACTGCGCATTCAAGTTTTTCTTTCTCATCATCATCGACACCCTCAAGAAAACCCTCTGCATATTCTCCATAAATCGCATATGCTCTATCTATTAAATCTTGAATGATATCATCTGCATATACCTTTGGGCACGGGCTTGTTATCCGACCGATATAGAAGCACATAATATCATCGTCAATATCATCATGAAAAACCTCTGAATAACTTGTATAAGATTCGGGATTATACGGTTCGGCATTCATGAGTTCTTCCTGCCCCGCTTTTATTGCCTTTTCTTTGCTCGGATATGTATCATCACAATTAAAATGATCTTCATCAAGTCCTACTACCCATTCTTCCTTTTCTTGTTTCATTTTCTCCTCCACCATTTTTGACATCCAATTCTCATTAACCCAACTTTTACCTCAATCGGGATTTTTTCAACATTGAAATATTCAGCATTCTTTATTGTGTCTACTGCCATTTCTTCTGCATTAACAATAATTACTCCTGCTTCCGGGAATTTTTCAAACAGCACTTTCTTGATTTTTCCCTCATTTTCTTTGTACATGTTATGCGGAAACGCATAATAGACTGCCTTCGTGTACTTTGTAAGATGTTTTTCTTTCTTTTTGAAATCTGCTAAGAAGTCACTATAACTAACTTTGATTTCAACCTCCGTTAAATAATCATTTTCGTTTATTAATATCAAGTCAGCTTCATGCTTGACACCCGAAAACGGATATTTATACCCAATAAAACAACCGCCTTTATCATATTTTTCTATTCTGCATGATATTCTCGCAAAGCTAATATTCGGAATTACAATATTCTTATTACCAAAATGTTCTGCTATTGCATATTGCATTACTGTTTCTTCTTTACTTTTACTCATGTCTCTTCCTTAATGTCTTTAACAACCTTACTCATCACATAGTCAGCACAGGGCTGTGCCATTCCGTTTCCGATTGCTCTGTATCTTGCCGTATCGCTCCCGCCCTCTGTCCAGTTATCTGGAAGTCCCTGCAGTCTTTCACATTCAAGCGGCGTAAGACGGCGGACGTAATTCTTGATTATGATCGGGTTTTGATAATTAAGACTATATCCTCCCTGGTTTTTTGCCTGTAATGTCATTGATATTTGCGAAAGTCTGCTGTTTCTACAGTCAATCGCATAAACAACCGCTAATCTTGTTGATGGTTTTAATGTAGATGTTTTGTCTTCATATACCGGCATGTTATTTTTTACACTTGCGTCTCTGTTGAATGTGTATATGAGCGGCACTTGATTTCCGCCGGTTCCCATCCTGCTATTGAGCGTCTGCACTGTTCCGTTATTTCTTTCTCTGATAACGTCCTGTGCGTGTGTCATATCAAGAACGCTTATACAGATGCCGCCTTGGTTCCTTGCAGGATTACTTCCGCTTAGATCTAATGTGTTGCTTTTGTCTACTTCTTTTATTCCGGCTGTCGGATTGTTGCTTTTCATTCCTTCGCTTTCGTATGATCCGATTCTGTATGTTTTGACAAGCACACATCTCTGGTCATGCATGCAGTTCAGCGCTCCTGTTTTTTCACTCATTCTTATTGAGTTTATTTGTCCGTTTCCGATATCATAGACTGATGTTTCAGTACTTGGTACAGCAGTTCGGGTAAGCGTTTCTTTCTCGTTTTGGCTCTCCGCAAAATACCTTGACATGCCTTCGGGCTCAAATAGTACTTCCGGTCTACCCCCCTTATTTCTAAAACTTGCAATAAGGAAGATTCTCTCTCGATGTTGGGGGACGCCCCAATATTGAGCGTCAAGCACCCTCCATGCGATATTACATCTCTTACTTCGTACCATTCCGCTTCTTGACCATCTTCCAGATCGAGGCATTGGAATATTTGTTTGTGTGATTTCGCTGAGCACTGCTTGAAAGTCACGCCCTCTGTTGCTTGAAAATGCTCCAAGAACGTTTTCCCATATAAAGTATTTCGGGTATTCTCCTCTTGTGGCGCTAAGCATATCGGAAACAATGTCATTTGCCGTTCTAAACAGGCCGCTTCTTTCACCTTTTAATCCCTCTCTTTTCCCCGCTACTGACAGGTCCTGGCACGGACTGCCCGCACAGATAATGTCCACTGGTGGTATTTTGTCACCTTTTATTTTTTTGATGTCGCCAAGTTGTATGACGTTCGGAAAGTGTTTTTTAGTGATTTCCATACAAAATGGTTCTATTTCCGATGACCACACGGGAACAGCCCCGCTTCTCTCTGCTGCTATACACCATCCGCCGATTCCGTCAAACAAACTACCTACGGTTATTCCCATTTGTTCCGCCTATAAATCCGCTCTTCTTCATCGCGCAGTTTTCTTGCCGCCTCATCGAATTTAATTGCGGCATACATAATCATGCTGATAAATATCACTACACTCGCTACGTCAATTAATTTATCCATGTTTTTCTCCTTCCCTTAAAACGGGATTTCATCTTGTTCATACTCTGGCTGATTATATCCCGGCTCTTTGCTCACAGTGCCCATGTCTTCAAATTTCACTGGTGCGGAAAATTGCGTTACAGATGTTCCGCCGGAAAATCCTGCATTCATTGATTGTTGATTACTTCCGATTGGTCTTGCAATTATATTCGCTACCACTTCTGTTACATACCGCCTCTGTCCGTCCGGCGTATCATATGACCTGGTGGAATACCTTCCTTCTACAAATACATAGCTTCCTTTTGTGAGTTCATTACCGGCGGCTTCTGCCAGTTTCCCCCAAGCAGTTACATTGACCCAATCGGTCAGGTCTAATATGTCCCCGTTTGCTTTTGTTATTTTCTTACTTACGCCTACGGAAAATGACGCTACGGCTTTCCCGGTCTTCGTTGCTCTGATAATTGGATCCTTGGCAAGATTCCCTGTGATTTGTACTGTGTTCATCTTCTTACCTTTCTATGTATACTTCTGCATTCCTGCGCCCGAATTCTATCGCTTCATTGTATGAGTTTTTAAATATGTCTATGCCTTCCATGCCGCCTCGGTCTTCCACGGTGTACCAGTGTCCGTATATCTGTACTTGTGTTCCGAACGGCAGCCAGTTGCACGCTATGGTTCTGCCTTCAGTCGGTATCGTTCCGGATGCAGTGTGTTCATTCGGACATTCATAAGGTGTATATACTGTGAGTTCTGTCGTTACCCATTCCGCTTTTATAATTCCTGTTAGCCCGCATATAAATACCGCCGAAAATAAAATAATCCATAAATTCCTGATCATTGTTATGCTCCTTTCTTTTTTAGCTTTCTGATTTCAACATCTCCAATGAGGATCTTTTCTATTAGCGTTCCGTTGGCTTTTGTCCAGTTCTTCCCAACCATTACCATTAAGCCTTTTCGCTCGTCTATATAGAAGTGTTTTGATACTCTCTTCTCCGCTGGAAATAATATGCCGAATTCTTCTCCTGGCTTAATGCCGAATATGTCTGTAAATGGTTTGATGTAGTTCATTCTTCTACCTCTTCTATTCTGTTAATTTCATGTATAAGCAGTGCCGCCGCTCTTTTCAGATTTGTTTTGCGTGATTTTACTCCCCGTATCTTTTTGCCGTGAATGATTGTTGTACCACCTATCAGGTACGCCGCCATGACGTTAAATAGTTCTGTATTGCTATATGGTTCCGCCGGAAATCCTCGGGACATTTTCAGTATTTCTTCTTCTGTGTCTGTCATTGAATACCTCCTATATCTTTTATGTACTGTTCATATCCGTTTTTTATTCTTTCAAATTCCATGGCCATGATGATTTCCTTTGCCCCATCTTCGTATACTTTTTTAATGATTGTTTTTATAAGAATGAGCGGGGTTGTAAGCAGAGTAATCAATGCCGCTAATGTCACTACACCGATAATGACCGTGATTGCCACAATCGCTCTTCCTATCTTGCACGGGATCATACCGTATACAAGCTTCTGCCATTTCCTATAACCTTTATATGCACGGATATAATCTATTTCGTTCATTTTCCCTCCATGAAATCAAATAGTGTTGGTGTTTCCTGGTTGTCTTCTTCCCGTTTGAGATACCAGCATCCGTCACGGTAGTATTCCTGATTGAGTTCTATTCCTATGCCTTTCCGCCCTGCTTTCATGGCTTCCAGCGGTACTGTCATCAGTCCGCCGAAAGGGTCAAGCACGGTTTCTCCTTCGTTGGTGTACCGGTTTATCAATCGATCTACGATGTCGAACTGGAGCGGGCAGAGGTGCATTTGTTTTCTCCTCTGTGACTGTTCCGTGTTGAGGGTTCTCATACGGTTTACATCGTCCCATACGTCAGGCGACCAGCTCGCGGGATCTATGCACATAAATGTGGCGGGCAGTTTGTTTTTTTCGTCCATCGCATTGGCCATCTCTACATGCTTATCAAAGTCATACACGGTTTCTTTACTGTATTTGTTGTACAGTTTTCGTATATCCGATATGGGCATGTCTTTCAGGTCGTCAACGGACAACTGCCTGTTTCCGCTGCTTCTCCAGAATGCATGAGCATCTAATTGCCACTGCCCGCGGGTATATTCTTCTTTACTCTTTGTGACAGGTGTATCTGCATAGGCTCTTGATGTATCCGTAGGGAGCTTTCTGAACAGCAGGATGTATTCCGGGCAGCCTACTCCCATTTTTGTTCCGTCCTTGCACTGCTCCGTCCATCCAAGACGGTATGTCTGATTGTTCTCCCTGACCACGTCTGTTATGACGGTTATCATGCCGAAGAATTGGAAGCCGTGTTTCATGTAGTGCATGATGGTCAATGCATGGAACGGTTCAATCGTCGGCATGCCTGTTCCCGTTGCGTTCCCGAATAGTACACGGTCTTTCACGTGGCATGCATATACTCTTCCTGGCTTCAAAATTCTAAGCAAATTCGGCGTTAAATAATCCATTTGCTCAAAAAATTTGTCTGTATTTTCGTTATGCCCGAAATCGTTATAGCTTGCACAGTATTCATAGTGATTTCCAAACGGAATTGATGTAAGAAGCATGTCCACTGAGTTATCTTGCATTTTCCCCGTTTCTTCAACACAGTCACCATGTATCGCGATGTAGTTTTTCCCTTTTGTTATGACTTCTTCCACGCCTATACTCCTTTGCATTTCAACTATAGCGTCATTTCGTGACAGTCCATATTTCCTGACTATTTCTTCCATGCTTTCCGTGAGTTTGTTATATTGCTCCCATTTCTTTTTCAGTACTTCTAGTACCTGCTGTTCTGTTTCCATGTATATGATGTCTATGATGACAGGTTTTGTTTGCAGGAAGCGGTAACACCTGTGTATTGCCTGAATGAAGTCATTAAATTCATAGTCAATTCCCATAAATATCTGTCTATGACAATGTTTTTGGAAGTTACACCCGCTCCCTGAAAGCTCTTTTTTTGTTGCCAGAATGCGGAAATCTCCACGTGAGAATCCTATGGTGTTTTTCTCCCGTTCTTCCATCTCCTGTGAGCCGTAGATAAATTTAGCTTCAGGGATTTCCTGTTTGATGGCATGCCGCTCGCTCTCCAGATCGTGCCAGACGATGAAATGCTCCGCCGGTGATTGGTCTATAATCTTTCTGGTCTCTGCCAGCCGAATATCGATGCTCTCTCTTTTCTCTCTGGCCGCTGCCGAAAGACCCACGGCAAAGTCTTTTATAAGTTTGACCTGACCGTTCTTTTCTTCTTCGTTTACAGGTTTGGTGTTTGCCAACATGTGGTAATTCACTTGCAGCGGCGGAAGGTTATATCCTTCGTCGCTATACCCCAGATCAGAGGGCTTTTGGATAAACAGTGCCCAGGTAGACAGCCACAGCCAGAATTCTTTTTCTTTATGCGGATAGAGAGTAAGGTTATTTGCTTTTGTACTGTCCCGCTGAAAGAAGCGTGTCAATGCTTGTCCCGTATCCATGATTTCTAAATATCCACCATAGTGAATTAATTCTTTATATCTGTTTGGTGCGGGTGTAGCCGTGGCAACAAGTTTGTATTTCACGCCTTTGAATTTTGGCAGAAATGTCTGGTATGTTTTGCTACCGAAGCTTCTTAAAACGGACGCTTCATCTAAGCTGCAGGCTGTGAAGTAATGGGGATCTATATCTCCGTCGCGGATTCTTTCGTAGTTTGTAATCAGAATTCTATTGTCTTCGGCTTTAACTTCTTCCATATTTCTTACATATGTCGGAGCGGGGATATTGAGCAGATGAACCGCGTCTTCCGCAAATTCCTGCTTGACGCCTAGCGGACAGACAATCAACGCTTTGCCGCCTATTTTCTTAGTGAGTACATGGCACCATTCCAATTGCTGGATACTCTTCCCCAGCCCGAATGCTTCAAACAATGCCCTGCGCCCGCCTTTGAGCGCCCACAAGACAGCATCTCTTTGATGTGGTTTCAAGACGGAACTTATGTCCGCCGGACTGACTTCTATTCCTGATACAGGTGCTTTTATCACTTTATCTTTCAAAAATTCTATGTATGATTTCATATTCTTCTCCTCGGCTTGTCTCTTGCCTGTTTCACAGTACATTCTTTTCTCTTCTTCTGTACTCTCGACTGTGTAATCGGCCATACTGTCCTTTCGTTTACTTTGTACATTCTGTAAAATTGGTAGGGAAATCCGTCCGCTGTGTAGCCGCTTTCTATTTTGACTATCTGATAGCCTTTTTTCGGTGTCGGATTGTTTTTCCACTTCCTGGCGTAGATGGTTACCTTTTTCACGTTTGGCTGCTTTAGATTTTTAGACGGTACCCATCGGATTTTCTGTACGGCATTTTCATTTCGGATTTCTTCATCTGTTTCTTTCACAAAATATTCCGCAAGTCTCATAGCGTCTTCCGGGCTCCCGTCAAAATACCGGAATGACCTGTAATTGAATTTTGCCCACGGCCAGCATTCATTGATTTCTGATCTTGATATTCCTCCTTCGTTAATCAGAACGTGATGATGTACTCGATGTCGGACATGTTCTGTGACGTAGATATATTTCAGTTCCGCATTTTTCTTTTTATATTTTTTGCGGAGGTCTCTGATAAATTTTCTTATTCTGTTTTTTGCTTCTTCTGCTGTCGGCTCCGG